TGGGTGGCTTAAATCTTTCCAGCTATCTATACTTGCCGTTTCTAATCCGTGTTTTTGTTTAAGTTCTACTGCATAATCATAAAACTGAAACGGTGTCATCTTGGCTTTTACATCTTCTTTAGTTAGTATTTTAAAGTGTTCAAATATCCAATCTAAACTATTTGTTATTTCACGGTCTTTAATTACGTTTTGTTCTAATGGATTAAAACTTTTACCTGTAAGCTTGTGAATAAGATCAGCAACTATTTCTACGTTGTTTCCTACATCTGGAAAATAAACAAGATGTTTCCATCCGTAGAACTTACTTGTGTTAAGTAGGCACTCCATTAATACTTGTGTTTTGCCACTCATCGGAAAACCTGTCCAATCTGTGCAGTTGCCTAATTGCATCGAATAAAACTCATCTAAACTTTGCCAACCTAAATACTTGCCTTTTTGATTGTAGTTATCTCTGTGCTTGTATATCTTGCCAATAATATCTTTTGCTTCGGTTACTTTATATCCTTTTAATCCCACGGTGCTTTAAATCCTTTACTTGTTTCTACTTCCTTTTTTGTTTGTTCTTTCTTTAGCCAATTTTTAGCAGTTAAATATAAGCTTTTATAATTCGTGTTTTTCTTAAAGTTCTGTATTGAATCACAAACACTATCAATTTGTTCTTTAGTATAATTTACTTGTAACTTTTTAAATTCACTTACTGACATAGACAAATGAGCGAAGCTCCTATATATATCTTTCTCATTATCAGTATCAGTATCATTATCGGTTATACTTGTTATAGGTTTATAACACTTGTTATCTTTGTTATCTTTTCCCCATCGTTTTGCCATTCCTTTTTTACCAGCATCACTTCGTTTTTTGCACATCTTTTCGTAAGTTTTTAAATCACGCTTTAAGTTTTGTTTAATTGGTTCAAAACAAACCTGTAGTAGTACATCATCGGTTTCTGGATTTAAGTCGTTTACATACTCTAAAACGTGTTTAAATAGCTTTCCAGCTTGATCATCGTTTAACTTTTGTACGGTGTGTATTAAATCACAATACAATAAAAAGCTTTTCTTGTTTTCTGCCATAAATTAAGGTATAAAAAAAGTGTAACGCTTTCGGTGGGTAGGAACACTTACTAACGTCACACTTAAAAAAATTCGATTGTCCTACCAACTCCACAAATATAATTAAATTTTTAAGAATGTTTCAAATGGCAACAAATCATTTTTGTTCCAAAAATATTCTGCTTTATAAACTTTATCTTTAGCTTTGCCATCCCAATAACGACCATTTTTTAAAACGTCAATGTAATAGATGCCTTGATAATCACCATCAACGTGGTTAAAAACCATATATGTTTTGATTTTAGTTTTTGCTGCAATATCTCTGTAGTGTTTATAATGTTGATAATTACATCCTGTTTCAAGTTGTCCTTTCCAATATACCCATTGCCGTTTACTCTTAACTTCAATAAATATTGTATTGTTATTTTTAAAACAAATTAAGTCTGGGCTAATGTAATTTTCGTTGCCTATAATTTTAGGTGAAATTTCGTCTTGAAATTGGTACAACGGTAAAACATAAAAACCTTTTGTTATTAATTTTTTTGCTATTTCTCTTTCTCCGTCTTGTCCAAAAGCTAAAGCTTGTTTAAAATTGTCCTTGTTCTGCGCCATAATGTTCCCAGTTTTTTCTTGTTTGTCTACTAAAATAATCTAATTTGTTGCCTATACACATACGTTCCACCATTTCATAAAATGCTTCTGGCTTTCTACTGTGTTCCCTTCGTGGTTCTGTAATTATATCTCTTTCACTACTTCCTTGTATAATTGGTTTTCCTTTTATACCTAATAAACAAAATTCTACTTGCATACGAACATTTCTACCCATCCCCATTTTAACCTTGTCCCAAACAATAGTAGCTTTGTATTCAAAACCCCACTCTTTCATAATATCAAAACTATCTCGTAAAAAAGCGTGTGTTGTCCATAAAAACAAAACACTATCATCTGCTGCTGGTAACTCTATTTTTTTAATTTGTTCTACTGTCATAGTTGGGTAATCTACTGCACCTCTATTGTTTTGAGCATCATAATCATCACTGCTAAAACCTCCTTTTTCATTATAAGCCCACGGTGGATCAATTGCTATAACGTGGTATTTTTTGTCTAACGTTGTTAAATTTTCGCTTTCAATTTTTTGTTTTACTTCCTGTATTTTTTTATCTCTTTCTTCTTTCTTTTCTTCTTTCTTTATTTCTTTGTAAGCAGCGTGAATTGTTAATTCGTTATTTCGTAGTTTTTCTTTTACTTCTTCTGGTGCTTTCTTTTTTACTACGTCAAATTGTGCTTTTTTGCCAGTACTCCAACCAAGTTTATTAGCAATAATTTCTCTTGTGTTATGTGCTTTGCCTTTGTCATTTATTGACAAACGCTGACCTTCTCCAATGTTAGTTTTTAGGTTTTTTTCTCCTTTTTCTTTTTCAAGTTTTTCTATAGTTTCATAAAGTTCGCCTTTAACATAGTCGCTTAAATTACGTCTACCTAATTGATTATTAGCCATCCATATTTTAACTTCTATTTCACTTTCAAAATGTTTGCTTGTAGTTCTATACTCTACATCAAAGCGTTGTGCTATACTATATCGGTTGTGTCCATCTATTATAAAACCGTTCCAAGTTATTATTGGTTCTCTTATTCCTTCTTCTAATATGTTGGCTTCAAGCTGCGCATATTCTTCAGCACTTAATGCTGGTATTAAATTCTTAAATTCTTCTTTTACTTGTATCATATTAATTCTTTATATAATTGTTTTTCTGTTCTTCCTTTTATAATTTCTAAATCTCTTATTGTAGTAGCTTTTAAAATATCACGTTTCAAATTGTATTCGTGTTTATGTAGTTGAAACTTGCCATCGTAATCTGCTATATCAAGCAATAAGAACGCATCTCGTGTTTGTTTAAGATTCTCATATCGTTTTATACCGTGCATAACTGTAGCGTGGTTTAAATCGAATAATTCAGCTATACGGCTATAAGTTACACCAGCGCTTCTT